CGCTGTCAAGTTCTACGGCAGTTAGTCTTTTATCGTCTATCTCGAGCTTTAATCTTACTATCCTATCCACAACTTACCTTCTTAGCGTTTCTATCGGTTATTCCAATACTTACAATAGACCTTCCGTCCAGAACATAGCGGAATAATCTCTTACTTGTAATAGTATAGACCTTTTCATAACCAAAGTCAAACCTAATACAGTCACCTTTCTTAAATTTAGGCAATGTAAAGTACATATAAGCTAGTAAACCTACAGGTAGTACTGCTGTTAGGGCAATGAATTTACCTACTTCAACACTATTCTTCCACATTTTACGCATATGAGTGTCCTTTTTACTCTCTGGTACTGGTGAAATCCAAAAAACACCAAGTTCTCAACCTAAGTATCGTCTGTATCATCACTTTTAATCTTCTCAGCAAGCTCGGCCTCCAATACTCTCTTACCTGCAGAGAGTTCTATGATAAAATCCTCTATATGTTGGAATCTCTGCAATGCCGTCTTCCATTCAGCTTCGTGGTGACCTATTGTATAGGATACATAGTTGTCTTTAATGAACTGGAGGTCTTTTAAGACCTTTCTAGCCCTCTTGGTAGGCTTATGTGCTCCAGATGTACTCATATTAACCTCTTTTATAGGTGATTTGACCTGTTTTATAGGTCAAAAAGTATCTCAACCTAGAAATATGCTCCAGATGACTTGTCTAATGCCTGAGAACGGATAATTGCAGCTAAATGCTCTGCAACTGCTTTAGCATGTTCCTCATCATGGGGGTCACATATTACCATTAGTGATGTATTTAAGTATGCAATCATATTTAACAACTAGATATAGGTTCATAATACTATTTTAGTATAGCAAAGAGGAGATTGTATTGTCAAACCTAAAAGATAAGATTAGTAATTTATTTTCAAAGAAGAGTGCTAAGAAGCGAATCAGAAAAGAAACTGGTCAGCCTGATCCATATGATAGACCTATTGTAGAAGAGACAGCTAGAGAGAAAGCTGTAAGATTAGCTAACAAAAAAGAAGACGAGGCCTCTAAGAGAAGAGGATTTGATAGGAGAAGTCGCAAAGCGACAGGCTCTGATTTTGATTGTGGAGGAGTTAAGTACTCCAAGCTTAAAGAACGTATGAAAGGAAAGAAGAAGGACTAAGCATACCCATTAGGATTGCAAAACTTCTCTTAACCGAAGGAGCTACATGAAGCATTTACCCCTTGGCCTATTTATAGGTCATCTTATATTTCTATGTGTTAAGTCATCGCTACATTCAATAGGTTTAGAAGAGGTTTGTTTATCAGGCTTTTTGTTTTTATTGGTAGTAGGTAAAGAAGTCCTTAGACAGCTCCATAGAAAGCATTACAACGATCACATTATCAACAGTAGGTCTCTAGACATAAAGCTTCTAGAGTTAGAGTATAGCAGGCCTCCTCAAGAGGATGTTGATCTAGCTGCTCTTAAGAAGGACGTTGACTTAGAAGCTCTCAGACTGAAGAAGTTTATCACTGAACAAGAATACACTAAACGTGAAGCTGCTAAGATTGTAGAAAGACAGGGCGGTATGCGCTTTTGAGGCAGGAAGCCGAAAAGTAAAACTATTCATAGGATGTGAATAGTATATGTTTTACGGAGGTGACATGGTAACTAGAATTAGATATTTTAAAAATAGAATCGACAACAGGCTTGAGTCAAAGGTGATAGTATCACAAAAGACAGGAGCTAAATACCGAATAAGACTATACCCAGATGATATGAGATTTGAGATTGTAAACCAAGGCAACGGAAATATTGTCAAAAAAGGTCAGTCTAAAACAAAAGATCTTAGATACCTAAAAGAGAGAGTTCGTAGAGTCATAAAATCTATGGGAATAGGAGTTAAATTAACTACCGAAATTAGGAGAAAATCAAATGTCTAATGATATACTAGGAATGGAAGCAAGCTTTGAGGCGGATGCTCTGCGTAAAAAAGTTTCAGAACTTGAAAAAGAAATCATGCGACTTCAGCAGATAATTAGAGACGAAGACCTCGACATTGATGATATACCTGAAATGAGTGATGAAGAGTATATATGTCTACAGCAGATAGGTAAGCTAAAAGATCAATCTGACGGTATGGCGTTTGACCAAGAACAGGCAAAAATTTTCGACACCCTTGTAAAAGACTTAAACATAATTCGCAACGGAAACCCTAGAAAGAAGGCAAAAAATAAGACACAGGCTGAAGTAGCCGATTTACTAAGCATTGCTAGGGGTGAGTCTTAGTGTCTGAAAAGGTTCAGAGAAAGAAACGAAAGACCAGTAAGTTACAGGCTGTCGCTAAATTATGGGAGTTAGGCAACTTATCCTATAAGCTGAAAGGTGTTCAGCTAGATATGCGTAACCTCGTCTATGAATCGCTTCATGATGTTTCAGTTTTCTTATGTTCAAGACAAACAGGTAAGTCCTTTACTATGTGTTCCATTGGGGCTGAGTTTTGTCAAAGAAATCCTAATGTAAAAGTGTTACTATTGTTTCCTAAGAAGAAGGACTGTAAGCGTGTTGCTAAAGAGCATATGCGTAAGATACATGAGGATTGTCCTGAACACTTAATGCCAGAGCATAAGATAGCAGATAATACTTTTGTATACCCTAACGGCTCAGAGATCATCATGGCAGGTACTGATGGCGGTTCCGCAGAGTCAGTGCGAGGTAGCACTCTTCACCTAATACTTATGGATGAAGCAGGGTTCCACGATTATAACGAGTTTATGTATATCGTTAACTCTATTTTAATGCCTACACTTACTATTACAGGAGGGAAGGTTATTATGGCTTCTACTCCTTCTAAAGAGCCAGATCATCCTTTTATGACCGATTTTGTAGAACCGTATAGGGCTAATAACTGGTTAGTTGAATATGACATATACTCAAACCCTCTTATTGATGAGAGTACTCGCAAGAAGATCATAGCAAGATATCCTCTAGGAGAAGAAGACCCTGAATACCAAAGAGAGTATCTTCTTAGAGTAAACGTATCAAACTCATTAATGGTAATACCTGAATGGTATGATATAAAAAATGATATTGTAAAAGAGTCAATTAGACCAGTATATTGTGACAATTATGTTTCATGCGACCCTGCTGTAGCCGATTTAACTGGTATAATTTTCGGTTATTATGATTATAAAAGAAATGTTCTTGTAATAGAAGATGAGGTTACTTTAGGTGGAGAAGGTCATAGGTCTTTAACCACTCAAGATATTGCAGATGCTGTTTTTAGGAAAGAGAACATACTATTTGCCAATCCATATACAGGAGAAGTAGCTCCTCCTTACAAGAGAATTATAGATAACAACCTCCCTTTACTGGTAAACGACTTAAATTATAAGCATGGATTATTGTTCACGACCACTAAAAAAGACGGTAAAGAAGACCGTATCAACGAAGTTCGTATGTTGATGAAAAGAGGTCATCTTGAAATACATCCTAAGTGTATTAACTTAATTGAGCACATAAAAACTGCAAAGTGGGACAAGAAGAGAAAAGACTTTGTTAGGAATAAAGGAGATAAAAGTAAAGGTATTAAAGCTAATCACTCGGATTTACTTGATGCGCTAGTTTACTTAGTTAGAAACTTCCAACCTCACAAGAACCCCTTTCCAGAAGGGTACTTTGAATTATCAGGCCCTAACATATTTAAAGGAACAAAAAACGACCAAGTTTCTCAAAATCAACAACTTATGGGAAGCATAATGAATTTAAGAAAAAAGAATAACAACTAGTTACAGGAGTATTAAATGAGTGAAAATGTATATTACGCTGCCGACGAAGCTAAAAAGACGGTAGCTTATTTATCGAAGAAGTCCTCTAACTGGTTTAATCATTTATACCATAATAGGTATTTAGAAAAAATTAGAAAAAGTTGGATGAGTTATCACGGAGCTTATTTCTCCGATGATGGAGGCTCAGGACATGAGATTACTTTTGGTGGAGAGCAGGGTGAGCTAGTTAATATTGCAGTAAACCACTACCAAAACATCGCAAAGCATATGCTAGTAATGGTAACCTCTACAAGACCTGCTTTTCAACCAAGAGCAGCTAATACAGACCATAAATCCCAAGTACAGACATATTTAGCTCATGGTATTTTAGAATACTATATGAGAGAAAAACGTATGGAACGCTTCTTAAAACGAGCAGTTGAGTACTCTATAGTACTAGGTTCTGGTTTTATTAAAATGGAATGGAACTCTACAAAGGGGGAAATCTATGACAGCCTAGAGCCAGATGAAGAAGAGATTGTAGATTATGATGAAGAGGGAAACCCTCTTGACGAGAATGGTCGTATCCTTAGACCTTTTCCTATTTACCAAGGTGATGTTGAATTTGAAAACCTATCTCCTTATGATGTTGTATTTGATAACACCAAAGAAACTCCAGATAATCATGATTGGGTTCTAACTAGGACTTTTAAAAACAAGTACGACTTAGCTTCTAAATACTCCGAGTTTGAAGGAGAAATTCTAGGTATGCAGACTAAAGATCAGAAACAAAAAGGAGTAAGAGCTACCTTGTCGTTTGTTGACGAAACCGTAGATATTCCAGTATATGAATATTTTCATAAAAAAACAGAAGCCCTTCCAGAGGGAAGGTATTTACTTTATTTAGCTGATGATGTTGTCCTTATGGACACTCCCATGCCCTATAGAAACTTGCCTGTATATCGAATCTCTCCTTCAGATATTTTAGGTACTCCTTACGGTTATAGTCCTATGTTCGACCTCCTCCCGATGCAAGATGCCGTAAACACTCTTTACTCTACTATCTTAACGAATCAGAACGCCCATGGTGTACAGAGTATTTTAAGTGCTAGAGGAAACGATGTAAAGGTATCACAAGTTTCAGAAGGTATGAATTTTATTGAGTATAATCCTGTGGCAAACGCACCGAATGGTGGGCGGCCAGAGGCTCTTAACCTCACTCAAACTCCTGCAGAGATTTTTAACTTTCTGCAAATGATTGAAAAGTCGATGGAGACTGTATCAGGTGTTAACTCTGTAGCAAGAGGTAACCCAGAAGCTTCGCTTCGTTCGGGTAACGCATTAGCACTTGTACAGTCTCAGTCACTTCAATTCTTATCTGGACTGTCTCAATCTTACGTTCAACTTATTGAAGACGTAGGTACTGGACTTATTCACTTAATACAGGACTTTGCTAAAGCTCCTCGTATTGCTGAGATTGCAGGTAAGTCTAACCGTTCTAAAACTAAAGAATTTACAGGAGATGACATTAACGGAATTACTAGAGTCTTAGTAGACGCAGGTAATCCACTAGCTCAGACCACGGCAGGACGAGCAGAGATGGCTTCTAACTTATTACAAATGGGACTAGTGCAGTCACCAGAAGAATATTTTGCAGTTCTAAATACAGGTAAACTAGAGCCTCTAATCCAAGGTCAAAACGATGAGTTATTTCTTATCAAAGCTGAAAACGAACGACTTGTTGAGGGCGACCTTGACGTTATTGCAGTTGACACTGACAACCACGCTCTTCATATTAGAGAACATAAAACAGTACTTGCTGACCCTGATGCAAGGCTAGATGCTGACCTTGTTGCAAGGTCTCTAGCTCACATACAAGAGCATATAGACGCTCTTAGACAAGTTCAACCTGACCTACTAAGTATTACTGGTCAACAGCCTCTATCACCTCAAGGCGGTAGTCCTGTGTCACTCGGCAATGCAGCACCGCAACAACCAAACCAAGCTCCGCCTCCTATGGGGAACCCCGGAGCAGAAACACAGGCACCTAGTAACGAAGCAGGACTTCCAAGGATGCCTCAATCACCACAAGGATAATAAAATGGGAGACCTAAATAAAAGAGATAAGAAGTTACAAGATGCCCTTATGATTAAAGCTAAAAGAGCACCTGCATCTGAAGCTGACCAAATGATACAATCTCAAGAAGCTAAGAAGGTAGCCATTATCAAAATGAGAGATAGAGGCATGGAAGACATAGTAAGAGTATTATCCAAACAAGCTGTTATGGCTGAAAAAAATGGTGACATAAAAACTGTAGATAGGTTAGCTAATAAAATTGAAAAAGTAAAACAGCAAGTTGCTGACGAGAAAAAGTCGTCAGGTTATAAAAAAAACAAGTAGACCTTCTATCCATAAGGACGAAGGCTTAATTACATATAGACACTGTAACTAGGAGAATGTTATGTCTGGAGCATTAGAGACTCAAGAAGTCGAAGAAACACCCGTAGAAGCTGTTGAAGAATCAGCAGTAGAAGAAGCTGAACTCGAAGAAGGTATTGAAGCCTCTGGAGAGGTAGAAGCTGAGACCACAGAAGAACTGCAAGATGAAATTGCAGATGCTATCGAAGAAGGAGCTACTGAAGAAGAAGTCACTTCTATGATTAGAAAGTTTCAACTCAAAGTAAATGGTAAAACTGTTGAAAGAGAAATTGACCTTTCCGACGAGGACGCTGTAAGAAAAGAGTTACAAAAAGCTGCGGCTTTTCAACAAACTTCTCAAGAAGCTGCTGAGTTGAAAAAAATGTACGAAAACGAACTTAGGAGCCTACAAGCTAATCCATGGGAAAAACTAAAAGAACTAGGATTAGACCCAGAAGAGCTTAATGAACGGTACTTAGAAGAAAGAATCCAAGAACTTAAGAAATCTCCAGACCAAATCGAAAGAGAAAATATGGAGAAAGAGCTTTCTAAGGCTAGAGAAAGACTAAAGGATATTGAGAACAAAGAAATAGAGGCTAAAGAAGCCCAGATACTTGCTCAAGCAGAGGCTGAGTTGGAATCTGAGATTATAGAAGCATTAGATGCCCATAAGACTCTACCTCCTACTCAGAAAACTATGTCTCGCATCGCTGATGCTCTTATGTTCGCTATGGATTATGCTGAAGAGAACGGATTCGATTCTAGTTCAGTGTCAGTAGCCGATGTTATTCCTTATGTAGAAGACGAATATCGTCAAGAGATGAGAGCTTTGCTCGATAATGCTCCTGAGCAGATGTTAGAAGAATATGTAGGAAAGCAGAACTTAGAGAGACTTCGTAAAAAGAGAGTATTGGCGGTTAAGAATAACCCTAAACAGATCGTAAATCAAACCTCTAAGTCCATAAAAACACAGGAAAAACCAAAAGAAAAGATTAAAGCAAGTGACTATTTCAGGAATTTGTCAAAGGAATTTAACAACTAGTTATAGGTAATCAATGCCTTTTGTTTAGTACAAAGAGGATTCGATGATACCCGTTAGGATTCAACGATACCCTGTATGACGTAAAATGTAGAGATAACTATGCTTAATTTAACTAATAATACTAATTTATAGGAGGCCTAAAATGGCACAAAGCGACCAAGCTAACGATTTTCAAACCCTTAATTCGCATTTTAAAGAGATCTACGCAGATAATATTGTAGATCTAATTCCAGAGAGTGTCAAGCTCTATAACTCAATTGACTTCATTTCTGCTGACAAGCAAAATGGTCAAGATTACATCCAACCTGTTTCTCTAGGTTTAGAGCATGGTTTTTCTTACGGCGGTTCTGATGGTACTGCCTTTGCTCTTCAGGATGCGGTTCAGTCAACTCACAAAAGAGCACAGATTCGTGGACACGAAATGGTTCTACGTTCTTTTCTTTCTGTTGGTGCAGCTTCACGTTCACAAAACAGTAAAGGTTCTTTCGTTCAAGAGACTAAGTTCATTGTTGAAAACATGCTTAAGTCATTTGTTCGTCGTCTCGAAGTTCAACTTATGTACGGTCAAGTAGGCCTTGGTGTAGTTGAGTCTATTGATGTTGCAGGTACTACTATTAAAGTAGAAGACCACGAGTGGGCCGCAGGTATCTGGTCTGGTACAGAACGTATGCCAATTGAAATCTTTGCTCCTGCTCTTGCAAGTTCTAAAGGTTCTGCTGCTATCGTATCTTACAACTTTGACACTAAAGAACTTGTAATTGATACTGACCTTTCTGCTACAGTTGCTGCCGGAGACGTTATTCGTTATAAGGGAAGTGCTGTTGTAGGAACTGAAAGAGAATTTGCAGGTCTTCACAAAATCATTTCTAACACAAGTACTCTTTTCAATATCGACGCTTCTGCGTATGCTCTTTGGAAAGGTAATGTTGTTGAAGTTGGTACTGACTTTGCAGGTAACGAAGCTCGTATCTCTTTTGAGAAAATCGAAAAAGGTATTGCTCGTTCAATGGAAAAAGGACTTGACGAAGACGTTGAGCTTCTTCTTAACCCTAATAACTGGACTGACCTCTTAACTGAGCAAGTTGCAAAACGTCAATTTGATAGCTCTTACTCATCTGACAAGATGAAAAACGGTGCTAAAGAGTTGGAATTTGTTATCATGGGTTCTTCTGTTAAAGTTAAATCTTCTATCTATGCGAAAGAAGGTTATGCTTATATGTACGTTCCAAAGGATTTCATGAGAATCGGTTCTTCAGATATCACATTTGAGAGACCGGGACTTGGTGGAAAATTCCTTAAGCTAATGGAAGGATTTAACGGATACGAAATGAGAGCTTACACTGACCAAGCACTATTTACTTGCTGTCCGGGTAAAACTGTTCTTTTTACATTCATTAAACCACAAGCTGCTTAATTCTAAGCTAAATAATTACTAAGGGGGGGTGCAATGCCCTCCTTTTTTTAACTACTTATTAGTTGTTTAGTCAATAATAATAACTAGTAATAGAACCTCTTTATAGGAAATTCAATGACCAAATTATTACAGATTAATAACACAGTATATGAATATCCGCAACAAGGTACTGGTCAAGGTTATGGAGAAGACGCAACGGCATGGGCTGAAGGCGTAACGGAGTCCCTAGCTAACTTTCTAGGCCCTAACGATATTCTACTTACATCAGCAAATTTAGCCAATAACGTATCAGTCTCTGCAGTAATTCCGGGTCTTTCTTTCAATACTGGAGCAGTGCAGCACATAAACACAGAATTTTTAATTGTTAGAATCTACGACTTAGGTAATACTAAAGTGGTAGAGTCTGGAAAAGTATATGGAAACTTTAATGGTTCTGATTTTAGAGTTAGCATAGAAAGCGTAGGAGATGACACAGGTATAAACATAGACGTTAACCCTAGTGGACAATTTATATACACATCGAGCGAATTAGCAGACCACCAATCAAGTGTTATCTTTTTCAAAGCCCAAACAATAGATTCATAATATATCGGAGAAATAAATGACAATCAAGAGTAAAAAATTCACCAAGGGTCTAGTAACCAAACCCACCACTTCTCCTGCAACGGAAGAAGGGGAGATTCGTAATGACTCTGCTGATAATAAGCAAAAGGTCTATACTGAAGGGGCTGAACGAGAAATTGTAACCACTGACCAAATACAGACCTTGACCAGTAAGATAGTAGACTCAGCTACCAATACGATTACTGTTGATGCCGACACTGCTACGGTTTCAAACCTTGAAGTAGATAACCTAAAAGCAGGAGTCCTTGATGTAGATGGAACCCTTGCTACAGCAGACGACTTAAAGGTTCCGTCCTCTCTTGCTGTAAAGACTTATGTAGATGCTTCTACTCCTTCTAAAGACGAAGCTAGTGAAATCTCTTATGACGGCACTGCTTCTGGTCTAGTAGCCACTGATGTACAAGCTGCTGTTGACGAAGTAGAAGCAAGAGTAGACACTGCAGAAGCTGACGTTGTAACAGCTCAGTCAACTGTTGACAACCACATTGCTGATGCTGTAGACGCTCACGATGCTTCTGCTATTAGTAACGTACCTGCAGGAAACCTTGCTGCCACAGACGTTCAGGGTGCCTTAGACGAGCTTCAAACTGACGTTGATACCAGAGCATTAGATTCAGACTTAACTGCTCACATAACCGATGCTGTAGACGCTCACGATGCTTCTGCTGTAAGCTTTGATAACACCGCTTCTGGACTAGTAGCTACAGAAGTTCAAGCTGCTATTGACGAAGTAGAAGGAAGACTTGATACAGCCGAAACTAATATTTCAAATGCAGACTCAGCTCTATCAGACCACTTAGCTGATGCTGTAGACGCTCACGATGCTTCTGCTATTTCAAGTGTGGCTTCAGGTAATCTAGCCGCTACTGATGTACAGGGCGCATTAGACGAATTACAAACCGATATTGACACAAGAGCATTAGATGCTGACCTTACTGCCCACACTGGAGCTTCTACAGGAGTTCATGGAGTTACAGGCACAGTTGTTGGCACGACTGATACTCAAACATTAACGAACAAAACTATTGACGGAGCAATTATTACAGCTCCTGCTCAGCTTGATGTAAAACAAAATACATTAGCTAACCTAACTACCTACGCTTCATCTGCTACAAATGGACAAATCGTATTCGCTACGGACACTGAAGAAATGTTCCAAGTTGTTGATGCTGAACTAGTTGCAATCGGAGGAGGTGGAGGTGGTTTAGATGTATTCCATACCGAAAGATTTGAACAAACAGAATCTGCTGATGCTACCACTGGTAGTGATGCGGCGTTTCTTGGTGGAGGAGTTGCCTCTGCAAGTCCTGCTAACGAAGAAGTGTCTCCTTTAAAAGGGGATCGTAGTATAAAATATACTCAAGTAGCTGGTTCATCTATGGACTATTTTGCTTTTCCTGCCTTTGCTGTAGATATCAAAGAGCGTGGACAATTAGCAGGAGTTAACGTCTCCTCTACATATACTGGTAACAATAATGAAGTAGATTTAATTGTATATGATGTAACTAATTCTGCGGTTATAGCCTCTGCTCCACTAAGAGCAAATGCAACAGTTAAGCCTACTGAATTGGTATTTAATATACCAGAAACTTGTACCGAAATGCGTTATGGTATTCAAGTTATCACTGAGAATATTGGTGCAGTGTTGACTATTGATGATTTAGAGTTTAGGGTTGACCCTTTAGCTCCTACGGATATTTATGCTAGTAGCGAGTGGACTGATTTTAGTCCTATTCTTACAGGCATAGGGACAGATACTCTGCTTCATTCAAAATGGAAAAGAATAGGCGATAGTATACTTATAAACATGAAGGTTCAGACGGGGACAGTCGCTGCAAGTGATTTTACAATACCACTTCCTAACGGCTACACAATTAAAGCTACAAACACCACAGAAGTTTT